AATTAGGCACTCCCTTACTTGTGGTCTTAAGGTCAATAATAGTCTTTCCTTTTATAGCATCTGCTTTACCTCTAAATGGCAATCCGTTTAGCATCTTGATGGCTGGTTCCTCAAAGGTACAGCCATCTAATAAGTCGTAAGCTTCATTACAACTCTTAACAGCTTTAGCTATCCAATGTGCTGAATCCATCTCTGACTTAGTATAAACACTTTCCGAGCCGTGTTCTGCTACCGCTTCCTTAAAAGCCTTAAGGGCTTTTGTTCCTTCAATAACAACCAAGTCTTCTAACCTGTGTGGTTCTAATACCGCAAGGTGTACAAGTCTTCCATCTCTTAATGGTTGAGAATCACTTGAGGCATACAGACTCTGCTGATAAGCCTTTGGGCTATCTATTAGCTTCTTCGCAGATGAGCTGCTCAAAGCGTGTTTACCCAAATGACCATAGTAAAAACTATCATCAACCATTTTCTTTAATATCGCTTCTTCTTCCCAAAGCTCTCCATTTAATAACTTTATCATCTGTAATATGTTTCTAAGATTTCTTCTTCTAATTGTTTTGTTGTTGATTCATTCAACATAAAGTCTACACAAGCATCGCCTAAATAAATGCCAGAGATATTAAACCTCTCTTTCTCATAAGGCTCAAAGTAGCTTTCCTTTTCTTCTGGCTCATATATACCACAAATAGTAAACACAAGTCCTTCCCAAGTGATGTCATACTCTTTCATTGCTGTACTGTTTAATGGTTTCTACACATCTGTCAATCCAGTTTGAAACAAAGATTTGTTCCGTGTCTCTGAGGTGAAATGATATCATCTCTAAGTCTTCAATTACTTTTTCCATTGTTATTTGTTTTAATGTTATACGCAAATATAAACATTATTTGTTAATAAACAAATATAAGTATAAAAAAAAGAGGGACTATCTGTCCCTCCATTGTGTGTAGCATACTGCAAGCCTTTGGTCTTGTCTTGGGTATTCCTTATTCATAGTAGGATTTCCCATACATCTATTCATAAAGTCTTGCTGCTTCTCTGTTGGTTTTGGTTTTGGTAATGGCATATTTATCTATCTTTATAATTATAATTGTAAGGACTTACTACTCCTTCTTTTGCATCTTGTGCTTCTTTATTTCTAAGTTCCCTTACAAAAGCTATCTCTCTTTCTATGTAGTCCTTAGCTTTGTATAGGTCTTGTAATTCATCATCTTTCTTACCAGCCCTGGCAATATATTTAACAACATTGCCTCTGTTAAAATTTAGTTTGTAGTGCTGACAGAAGTCTATTACATCGTATTCTCCTGTAGCCTCGTAGTGTATTGCATTACCCCTCATATCTCTTTTTTAGTTTAAATTCTCCATTTTTATATTTATATTTATGTAGGTCTTCATAAAGTATTCTAACCATCTCACCATTGATGTTAGCTATAGTAGCTATATCTTTTGGAAGGAATGATATCTCGCCTATAGATTCAAGCACCTTATTTAGCTCCTCTATCACTTGCTCAGACTTCATATCAATCTATCTTTAAAAATTCTGCTTCTGCGTGTTTTTTGAACCAATCTTTGTTCTCTTGGTATTTATCTACTACAGAGTTAATCATTACCAGCTCATCTATGGATGAGCCTTTAATCTTATCTATAAGTTCTTCTATCTTGTTTAATATGTTAGTCACCATCTCTGGATCAGTATCATAAACTGTGTTGAACTCTTCTCTAACAACCTCCTCCAACATCGTATTTAGCTTGTTGATTTGTTGTTTTACATTCTGTTTGTATTGCTTAGTCAATCGGAGGCCTTCATTGGCCTCCAATAATAACTGAGATAGCAATACTGTCTTTAAATAATTTAATTGCATATCATTCATAGTACATTTATTTTCATTGCTAATATAGTGTTTATTTGATTTAATACATATTCCTTGTCATAAAAAGTATCTCCTTGATAATATATAATTATATGAGGAACATTGAATGTATCCTTATATAATCTAAGTTGGTACTGATGCAGATCCTTGGACTTTAATTGAAATGGAGAAGACATATGTTTATAGCTTATTGGCTTTATCTGTATTCCGAAAAGTAATATGTCTGAATAAGCCTCCCAATCAGTAAAGTAGTTCTCATCTATATCGTGAGTAGTCTTCCTAAAATCAATATTAGGGAACTCTAACTTAAGCTCGTCCATCAGTTCAATCTCCTTAACCATACCATTCCAGGTCTGACCAAGCACTCTATGGAAAACATAATTCTTAGCATCAATTAAAGAGCAAGAATGTGTTTCTACAATATAATTACTTATATCATTTAGAACATCCTTTCCTACATTATCAAAGTAATACCTAACCCATTCTTTATCATCAAATGAATAATTATCATCTCTAATAAATAAATCAAATAGCTCAGAACATTTTCCTACATTAGATGACCAGAACATTCTACTCAACTTAGTATTCTTCTTTAGCTTTTGATAAAGAGAGTTAGGTATGTTATATTCAAAATACTTCATTAAATGTTATATTCCTCTATAAGGGTTTTCAACGCATTGTAAGTACTTCTAAAGCAAGACCCACAAGAGGTTGGTTGTTTCTTATCATTAAAGACTCTATTGTAAATCTTTAACATCTTTAACTGAACAGTCTGGCTAACTACATTAGTAGGTCTCTTCATCTGATCTACCAAATAGTTGTACTCATCTTCAGTAAGGCACTCAATCTTCTTATAAGGGAAAAGTTTATTGAGGGTGGATTTTCTGTCATCACATCCGCAATCTTCTCCAGCCAAGAATTTAACTGCTTTCTTGATTCCTGTAGCTGTAGTAATCTTTTCAATGGTGTCTCCAAGTCCAGTAGATTCAGAAGCTACGGCTTCTTCTCTGGAGGCTACCCATTCCTTGTACTCCTTAGTACGCTTGTCTAATCCTTCGTAGTAGGTTTCGTCTTTCATTTTGTTTTAGGTTTGATTAGATGGTAATCACCATTCATATAGTCTTGGTAATCATCAATAAATTTACTGTTTAATATATTCTTGTAATTCTTAATAGAATTGTATATACTCATTAAACTAATCCCAGAGCCATTGGCTATGTCTCTAAGGGATAGGTCTGTCTTAAAGTAAAGCTGTGACAATATAATATCATATCTTTCCCAACTCATTATCTCACTTGACATAGAGTCTACTAAATTATGGAAAGCCTCTTGCTCATCAAACTCAAACTCTTCAAGACCTTCCTCCACATCGTCAGTCTCCATATATTCAAAGAACGTATACTTGTTTCTTGCTTTCACATAATCAACAAACATATTTTTTAATGTAACATAGATAAAGAATCTATTAACCTCATCATCATTGTACATTATCTTTTTCTCATCAGTAACAAGTCTGTGTATCCTAAGATACATTGACTGTACTATATCTTCTGCGATGTGCTTATCACATCCCATATTGACAACCATCTTTATCCAAAGGCTATGGTTCTCAGCTAACTTTTCAAGCATTAATATTTTAAGGTTAGGGTTATTTTATCTGTTTCCCCATAATACTTTTCCAAACTGTTAATGCAAACAATGTTCTGATCTTGTTCATAGACTACTCCTTCCAAGGCATCTAAGAATGCCTTGTTTAGATTGTCTTGCAAATCTGGTTTAGTTGCCTTATATATTTTTCCTTGTTGTTTCTTCTTCTTACTAAATGCTTTTGGATAAGCATACTGATAGTGTAGCTGCTCTATGTAAATCAAATAGCCAGAAGGGATTATTTCAAATCCCTCTGGCAATTGACACTTAACTAACTTAACTATGTATGACTGATAATCCATTATCTTTTTAGGCTTATAAGACCTACCGCTACGAGTAAATCTTACAGACTGGTGAGGCTGTGGCCTCACATTAAATGTTAATTCTAATCTATTCAAACTTCTTTGTATCAAAGTTAACCAAATCTGTGTCTATCACAGAAGGTAATCCATAATCATCTATCTTATAAGAGAACGTATCAAATGGATAGTTCCTCGCTTCTTTACATCTTACTTCTATATATCCCTCATCAAAGTTAGGCTTCAGTTGGATAGCTGTCTCACACTTTTTATATAGTGCCGATCCAAGATGTCCTGTAGCTTTATCTGTTCCGTGATTAGAATGTATCACAGTTAGTATTGTACAATTATATTCTAAACTCCAAGCCATTAGCTTTTGGATAATCTTATTTGATTCATCAATATTATTTACATCACTCACTAAATCCGCCACACCATCTATAACGACTAATCCTGGTCTATCAACTCTTCTGCTTAGACAATAATCTATAAAGTCTACTCTCTTATCATAATCAAGCCCTCTAAGACCATAAGTATGATAACACTCATTAGAGAGTCCAGTCATTCTTAAAACTCTCTTAAATACTCTCTGAGCGTGAAATCTTCCTTGCTCAGTATCAAAGTGCAATAAGCACTTTTCATCTCTATGTCCTATAATTCCCTTAGTGTAACCTTTAGAGTTTCCTCCAAGATAAGCTGCACTAAGTAAACTAACAAAGAACGTTTTTGTACTCTTAGGTGGGGCTTGTATAAACACGATGTTTCCATATGTGGAAATTGGTGTTGGGTATACTGTGCCTCCCATTGTATGCTCTCCAAAGCTTAATGATACTGGAGGATGTTCTATTTCCTCGTTTGGATCAATAAAGAGTTCTTCCTCTATCCTTTCCATTTGCATCATCAAGACTTCCCTCTCGTCTGATTCTGTAATGTTTTGCCTTGTCATAGTTATTGTAGTTAAAAATAATAGTGGGGCATTTCAGCCCCACCAATTATCTCTTAGGTTAGAATGGTAAATCAGCAGCAGAAGCAACTTCTACTTTCTGATTAGCCGCACCTTTTGGTGTAGGCTTGAATGTATCTACGGTGAAATACATTCCAGACTTACCAGACAACATATTTAGCTTTAGTTGCTTGTTGCCTTGGTATTCTGTGTAGTGTTCTTTCTGAGTTGACACGAAGTCAAAGAATTCTTTTAGGTTTACAATAACTTCACCTTTTACAAATTCTGGTGCAGTTTCTCTTGGGTTGAAGAATCTTAATCCTTGTGCGTAGATAGTTTCTTTTGTTGTACTCATTGTGTTAATTATTAACGTTAATATTAATTTTTACCAGCGTGGTGCTGGGTTACCTTGTGTAGCAGCCGCTTTAGCAACTGTTCCTTTTCCGTGATCGTTCGTGGCATCTGCATCTTTAGTGTCATCTATAAGTAGAAGACCATTAAGTGCATACTTCCTTGCATAAGAAGAAGAACTACCAAAGCTTTGAGCAATGTCCATTCCTTTTCTATTTGCATCAACTCCTGCTTGAGCCTTAGCCTCTACAGAGTTACCTTCAGCGTGTAGGATAGCCCTTGCTTCAACAAATACTAATCCTCCCACTTCTTTAATCTCATCAGTAATAGTTAAACCGATTTGATACTTAGCCAATAAAGGCTTTAATGATTCCAGTATATCCTCTTGGTTTCTGTACTTGTACTTACCAAATGAGTTGTACTGATTCTTTGGTGCTTTTAATTCAGTTTGAATTGCAATTACCCTTTCTTGAAATGTTAATGTTTCTGTCATAAATAAAATGTTTAATTATACAAATTTAGTTAATATATATTGATAAATAAAATTATTTAACAATTATTTTCTTTTTTTCCTCCTCAGTAGTCTTATGCAACAGCTTGTAATAGTCTATCTTAAACTGTCTTAGCATCATCTGAGTTTCTTGTAATTCAGTCTCTAAGTTATTTACATAGAACTGAACTTCATTTAGTCTCTTATAGTATGAATTCATACCTTTCTTGTCATAAGCACTTGCTGTGTATAACAGATCAAGTGCCTCTGCAAGAGCCATCCAGTTATCTATATATCTAACCTTGTTGAAGGACATCTGACTGAACTACTCTTTTGTAATCTTCTGGACAATCCTTATCACACAAATCAAATATATATGTGATTAATTTCTCATTCTCTAATTTAAGCCTATTAACTTCATCTAATAAAGCTGCTATTCTGGCTTCTTTGTAACTTAATAAATTGTGACTCATTTGTTTTTTATTTCTAATGTTGGATAAGCATTGTAATATCTTATTTCGTCTTGATTTGAGCCACATCGGCTATCGCCTCTTGTCTCTGTTCTCATTCCTGTGATTGGATTCAATCCTAAATCCCACCACGGTTCTACTAATTTAATTTCTTTTGTCATATATATTATCTGATAATCTTTTTGATTGTATATTTTGAATAGTTGTTAAGCTTGGATATACTATTGCGTACTTCCTTTCATCTCTTTTATTCTCTATTTTTAATGTGTCCCCTGTGATAGAGTTGAATGTTTCATAACCTGTAATGGGATTAATTCCTTGATCCCACCAATTACGCCCAAAAGGACTTTTCGTATCTTTAATTCTCTTTTTAATTCTATCCATTTTGATAGTGTTATTTGATTAATACATTACAAACATATACAATTATAAAACACCAGTCAAGCCTTTAACAAAACTTTAACATTTATAAAACAGAAAGCCCCTCCGTAAAGAGGGGCTATCATTAACAATAACAAGGGAAAAAGGGAAATTCAAGTCCACAAGGCAAACTGTGGGGGTTTGAGGTCATCTGTATCAAAGTAGACTGTTTCTCTGTCTACTGCTATACGTTCTACTCCGAAGAGTATTAATTCTTTTATAATAGCCATTCTTTTGCGTGGCCCAACTATTCTTAGTCTTATTGCCTTTCCAACTCTATGGCTGTCTTTAGTTGGAAAACTATTCTTATCTGCATATGTCTTGGAAACGTACCCAAGCTCTACATTTAAGAATCTTCTTGTCTTATGCACTATCTGATCTAATATCAGAACTGGCTCCCTTTCCATAAAGTTATATCCGCTTCCTGGTTCTCCAGGACTATCAAACATATCCCAAGTAAGGTAATTAAGACCTTCTCTGTTCTTTCTTTCCTCTGGTGTTAATTCTTCAGTATCCATCTTGGTGTTGCAATAGCAACTTACCTGTGACTTCATCTAAATCCTTAATCGCTCTGTAAATTGCTCTACTGTTTTTTTTTACTTCTTCTTTCTCCGACTTAGTACTATCGCTTCCTAAGTTGGTGTACATATTAGCATCTTCAAATAACAGTTGGTCAATTCGCTCTCTAACTGTCTTTTGATAGTCTGCCGCTATTCTTAATATTTCCTCCTTATTAATCATACATCAAATATACACATATACCTTATATATACATAATATAGTTTTCAACAGTTGTTAATAAATAAATAAGCAAAGGACTTGATTATTAAAAATAAAACCTGTAACTTCGCCTATATCTGAAAAGATGCAACCAAATAGCTGACGAGCCTACAGCGAGACAGCTCAGTATAAAGAACCAACTGTATATGGGATAACTATGTTAATTTTTGTTCTGCTTTACAGCAGAGCCAAAATAGTAACCAAAGATGCTGAGTGCAACACCTTCTACAATTCCTAATAAATGTATAAATATTTCTTTATTAGACTCTGGTACTTCAGTAGTAACCACAGTATAAACTAAGAATGCAAACGCAAGTAAACCTACGATCCCTGTAGCGTTAAACATCCAATCAGTACCATACTTTCTTAAGTTTACTTCTCTCTCTCTTGCAGAATCCCTATCCATTACTTCAAGCTCATACAGCTCTACAAGCTGTCTATGAGCCTCTGACTTATCATCAGCAGACATATTACCATCTTTGTCTATTAGGTTCTTTATAATGCCTAATATACCTCTGTCTGGTAATACATCTCCTACAGTTTCAACAATGCTTGGTGCAGTTCCTAAAAGGAACTTTCCAAGCTTAGTGTCTCTGAATGGTTTCTTGTCTATCATTTAGGGTACTATGTTTAAGAGGCTACTATGTTTAAGAGTTAGTAAGTCCAGATTACATTAGCAACCTTGCTTGGATCTCTGTCAACGTGAATAAACGTATCTGCAATACCTATTCTGTTTAAACCTACTTTTAATAATGCACTTACTATTATATGTCTTGCGGCACTATTAGTGCAAGCTATATCTGCCGCTAAACCTTTGAGATGACTTGAGTTGGAAACCCCACCAACCTTACGGTTGTGGGCTTCCGACCTGTAGCCACTTGTTATTCTGAATGGTATATCACATAGTGAACGTGCTTGGTCAAGTTTACTTAAAAACTCTTTATCCATAGCTTCGCCACTTCCCACCATATCAGGACTATCAAACTCAGAAAGTTTAAAATATTTCATAGTATCTTACCAATTAACATACTTGTTAGAATCATTATAAGCATCCAAAACAAACCAAATTGAAACTTATTCCAAGTAGAACCGTTTTTCTTTTTATATAACCATAGTTTTAATTCTATGTATTTTAATATTGCTTTATCTATTAATTTTCTCATTGATTTTCTTTTTTATAAAGTAGTATAATTCTTTTCCTAATAGACCAAAGAAACCACCGACAAGACCAATCATAGCGGCTTGTGCTACACCCATAATAGTTATTGTTGATAGGGTTGTAAACATAAACCCGCTTATAAAAGATATTTTATTGTCCATAGTTTAAATGGGTGGGGGCATTAAGCCCCCTTTCCCTTTTTTATTTAAAATTGATTAGCAAATGCCATATAGATATAAGTTTCTCCAGATGTATTATTT